TCAAAACAATGGAGCACCGTCTCGTCAACAGTATGGTGGTAATATAAGCTGTAACGGGTCTACTATGACTTTCTCACCGTTCTATATGGGCAACCATACAAAACCTTGGGAAATGAATGAAGATACAGGTATGAATCCTAGCAGTTATACGTTATCTGAAAACTGGGGGTTTCAAGTTAATTTTATGATTCCTTTAGATAAACGTGGTTTAGAACAATGCAGACGTATGGCTGCAAGACAAGAAGAAAAGATGAGGCTCGACTATGAGCTTACTCGTGCATTAAAATGTGCACAACTTATGAAATCAGGTTTTACGTTATTAGATAAATCTCGTGTCTATGACATGTGTTCTGACGTAGTACCTATCAATCCAAAACAACCAGAAAAAGAAAATGTTAGCACTAATAAAACCTCTCGTTTTAACATCTTTAAAAAGCGATAAGTTTAAGCAATTTGTAGTTGACTTACTTGAAAAGTTAGTCGAATCAACAGACAATGAGCTTGATGACAAAGCTTTACAAATAGTTAAAAAAGGACTAGACATTGAATGAAAAGAGCAGGAGAACAACAGTTTAACGAATTACATAATTTAGTTACAACTGAGCTTATAGACAGAATACGTAGCGGTGAAGCTACTACCGCTGACCTAAAAGCTGCTGCTGACTGGCTCTATAAGAACGATATAACAGGTGTAGCGTTTGACACGTCACCGTTATCTCAACTAGCAGACATTATGCCAACTGTCGATTTTGACACAGTACAAAAATCGGTAATAAAATAATGGCTCCTAAAACTGTAAAAAACCCTAGAAAAACTGCACGATTTTACCGTGATAATCCTAAGTCAAGGGCGAAGAAAAATGCAGCTCAAAGAAAGCTCAACAAACGCCCAGAAAACAAACAATACCGTACTGAACTCAACACAGCTAGAAGAAAAGCAGGTGTGTATGGCAAAGGCGGTAAAGATTTTTCACACACTAAGTCAGGAAGATTAGTGAGAGAAAACCCATCAACAAACAGAGCAAGAAATCGTGCTAGAAAATGATACCAGTACTTCCTACGTATAAAGATTACACACAAAACTTAATAGTCATGACATCATCAGACGCTAAAAAACTCTGGAGAAAAGCTATTAAGGAGGCAAACAACTATGAATGTATTTATTGTGGAGAAAAACATCATGAATTTGATCTTACCATTGACCATGTGCGTCCCAGATGTCTGGGTGGCAGTCACATGTCTAAGAACTGCGTTCCCGCCTGTAGACGATGTAATCAAGAAAAAGGAAGTAACGACTGGTTAGTGTGGTTTAGGGACAACTTCCCACCAAACCCACTACGAGAAAACCTAATACTAAACTGGATTAAATGAATAAACTATTTAACCCTAACAAATTGCTATTACAGGAACTCAAAGACATTGCATATTCTACACCTATGCCCCTACGTTGGGCTATGGTGTGGTTTTTGTTATGGTTAGAACCTAAATACGTAGACTACAAAGCCAGAAAAGCTGTAGATGACGCTGTAAAGGAGTATAACAGACTATGTGATTTCTGTGAAGAATGGCGTAGCGAGCCTAGCGTTAAAATTATACCTTCTGAAGTAGAGGGTTTAAATGATATGAGTATTTCTTATGACACAGACTCCGACAAAGACCCCACGTGTGATATATAATCAAAATAATCGTCTTACTAACTTTCTAAAAGAGAAAGAAGGGTTTAGACCAGAGCCATATTTAGACCAAGCGGGGCTACCTACTATAGGTTACGGTACAAGATTCTATGAAGATGGTACAGAGGTAACTATGGATGACCCCGCTATTGATGAAACAAGGGCTACTAACCTTATGAACGGTTATGTAGAGCAAGTTGCAAGAACTTTGACACAAATGCCAGGTTTTAACCAGCTTAATCCTAACCAAAAAGACGCTGTAATATCGTTTGGCTACAACTTTGGAGCTAACTTTTACAATGACAAAGATAATTTTGGTATAATATCTGGAGCTATTGAAAAAGGAGACAACAAAGCTATTACAGATGCGTTTCCGTTGTATGTAAATGTGGCAGATGACAAAGATCCAAGAGGATATAGCAAGTCACAAGGTTTAGTTAATAGACGTAATGCCGAAGTAGAGATGTTTAATGAAGCATATAAGATAACAAATAAAAAACCTACAAGTATATATGACGCTTATGTCAAACAGAAAACCGAGGAAGAGCTCGACAGCGAAGAATAGCTTAGAAACTCAACTTCATCAAGACTTTAGGTACTTTCTAACTGCTGTTTGGACGCACTTAAACCTACCCGCTCCTACCAGAGCACAACTATGTATCGCTGAATACCTACAAAATGGCCCAAAAAGATTACAAATCCAAGCGTTTCGTGGCGTTGGTAAGTCTTGGATTACTGCTGCATTTGTCCTTTGGACTCTATTCAATAACCCAGATAAAAAGATTATGGTCGTCTCTGCTTCAAAAGATAGAGCAGACTCATTCTCAATCTTCTGTCAAAGATTAATACTAGAGATACCTTGGCTTGCACAGCTAAAACCTAAGAATGATGACCAACGATGGTCACGTATATCGTTTGACGTGGGGCCAGCAGCCCCGCACCAAGCACCCTCAGTTAAGTCTGTGGGTATTACAGGACAGCTTACAGGATCTAGAGCTGACCTTATGGTACTAGATGATGTCGAAGTACCAAACAACAGTATGACAGAACTACAACGTGAAAAACTTTTACAGTTGGTTACTGAATGTGAGTCTATCCTTACTCCTAAGCGTGATTCTAGGATTATGTTCTTGGGAACTCCTCAAACCACTTTTACTGTCTACAATAAACTACGAGAACGTAGCTATAGACCTTTTGTATGGCCAGCTAGATACCCTCGCGGCTTGCTTGCACCGCAACTAGCCAAAGACCTAGAAGAGAAAGACATGGCTTGGCTGCCTACAGATACAAGGTTTAAAGAGGAGGACTTACTAGATAGAGAAGCATCTATGGGACGTAGCAACTTTATGTTGCAGTTTATGCTAGACACTACACTGTCTGACGCAGAAAAGTTCCCACTAAAGTTTGCAGACCTAATAGTTACACCCGTAAACCCCACACATGCACCCGAAAACATCATTTGGTGTTCTAGTCCAGACAATATTATCAAAGACTTGCCGTGTGCGGGGCTACCAGGGGACTATTGGTACAGCCCTATGCAGGTACAAGGAGACTGGTGCGAGTATACAGAGACCATATGCAGCGTAGACCCCTCTGGAAGGGGCTCAGACGAGACTGTAGCATGCTTTCTATCGCAGTTGAATGGTTTTATATACCTGCATGAAATCTACGCTACTAGAGACGGTTACAGTGACCGTACATTGTTAGACATATTACGGAGATGTAGAAAGTATGGTGCGAGTACACTGCTCATCGAGAGCAACTTTGGCGATGGTATTGTATCAGAGCTATTTAGAAAACATTGTCAGACGACAAAAACAAACATAGACATAGAGGAGACTAGAGCAAATGTCCGCAAAGAACATAGGATTATTGATAGCCTTGAACCTGTTTTTAATCAGCATAGGCTTGTTGTGGATCCTGCCGTCATTACGTGGGATTATAAAAGTAATGCAGATGAGGCGACTGAAAATAGATTCCAATATATGCTTGCTTACCAAATCAGCAGGATGTGCAGAGAACGAGGGGCTGTTAGACACGATGACAGAATCGACTCTCTCGCCCAAGGCGTTAAATGGTTTACAGATGCCCTCGCAATATCCGCTCAACAACAGATAAAAGACAGACGAAGAGATGAATGGTTAGACCACCTAGAAGCATGGATGGATGACCCTCAAGCAGAAGCTAACCATATGGTACTTGGGTTGGATTTAGACCAGCGTAAAGAGGCACGAGGACTAGCTACAGGTAACGATATGACTTGGATGTGACTAACCCCACCATTATACACGGGGAAGTGGTGCTCCTCGTGGGTGGAAACAGCGGTCAAGAGGGAGACAGGAATAAAACCCTGCCCCTCTTCTATACGAGTTACCCGCTCGTACTGTATATAACCACCTACTACTAACACTATAGCACCTACGTACAGTACAACCATGACAATACAACAGTTGTGGGGGAGGATAAAAAGGAGCAGATGGTATAAGAGATTTAGATTAGCACTAAAACTACAGCGTTGGCCACTTCTTACCTTAGCCCAGATGAAGCTAGAGTTGCAAAGACAGCATCTCAATCGCATATTTAACAAAAAGGATGGGTCTTAAATTTTGACAAAATTGTTTGTGGGGATATATCGCTATACGATTCTGCGTGAGACCCCCGCATGGCCCCTAGTACATTTGTACTGTCAAGAGTATTTATACCTATTTGTCAGGATATCGGCACTATTTGCGGGGTACGGTAATTACTACCTGACGACCAGCTCAAAAATTGCTAATTAGGCACTTTGTGGGGATATCAAAACCTGCAAACATCTGTCTGTCACTGGGATCTTGCCTTTATTTGTTTATATGTTTTAATAGGATATATATAAATATTACAAAATGTTAAGCAAAGTCACATATAGCGTCTGTATCAAATGTTACACTGCTAGTACTGTTGTACTACCCGACCAAAAACTGGTGACAAGAAATTCACCATCATCAGCCTCAGTTGACTAAATATAGAAGAGGGTACCATAGAACCGCCAGCTTGCAACAATATTTGAAAATCAACATATTTCTAGCTAGTGGTTGACAGTTCCATAATCCATCGCTACATTGAGTACATCAATCGAACAACGATTTATTTATTAATCAAGTCACTCAATCAGTCACTAATTAACCGACAAATAATTGATACTTGACAAACAAAAATGATTCGCTAGATTGAATACATAACCAAATCGCATTGCATCGAACGTTGCATGTAAGCCGCAGATGGACTATAAATTACTAGGTATAGTCAGCCTAGTTCATCCACTCACTACGGAGGTATTCCAACTACTTATGACATACGCTCAGTTGAGCGTTAATGCACGAGAGATCGTTGCCAAGTTTACATTAGCTACATCGCAAGAAGTTCAGCTTGGTGTTGACTGGTACAGATCAGCTCTAAACATAGCGGGTCGTATCGCTGACAGATACCATCTACCTATCGAGACTGTCGCAGGTGTCATCGCTGCATTATCGCCAAACAATCGCTGGGAGCGTA